GTGTAAGACATTACGTTTGTCCATATCATTCCTTGGAGACGATGAAGGAAGAGATCATGGATCCAAACTATTTTACGGTGCTAAGAGTTCTTCTAGACAAGTTCTCTGATGACACCACGAATGATCTCAGAACTAAGATCAAGGAGGAATACAAGGTCGGATATGTAGACCTGAAGTTCCAGCCTATCCTAAACAAGAAGCTCAACAATAGACTATCAGACTATGCACCTACGACAAACATTGATTCATTGAGCGAGGAAGTGATTGAGAAGTATCTGGACGAACAGACTTCCACGCTTCCCAAAGAAGTCTTGAAAGCAGGATTAGAAGAGATAAAACTGCATGAAGATAAAGAAGATAACGGCTAAGAACTTCTATTCATTTAGAAAACTAGACCTCGATCTACAAAAGTACAATGGGATTGTAAGGCTCACAGGCCGCAACCAAGATGCTGGCGGTTCCAACGGCAGCGGAAAGAGCACTATCTTTGAGGTGATAGTCTGGGGCTTGTTCAACAAGACGATCCGTAAAAGCACCGAGGAGTCTCTTGTCAATACTTCTGTTGGCAGGGATTGTGAGGCTGTGGTTTTTGTACACAAGGAAGGTATTGGTGACGTAGAAATTCGCAGAACCAAAAGACCTACTAGCCTGAACCTGATTGTGAACGGGCAGAACAGGAATAAGGAGTCTGCATCTGAAACTCAGAAGCTTATAGAGGAATTACTGGAGACTGACTACAAGTCTTTTATGGCTTCTGTAGTCTTCGGACAGCATTCAGAGGTTAGCTTCCTAGACTCGTCTCCTGAGGACAAGAGAAATATCATCAAAAGTTGTTTCAACCTAGATGAGTTCTTCTCAAAGCGGGATGCAGTAAAGCAACTCAAATCGAAGTATACAGGCGAGCAAAAGACTTGGAATACAATTCTTGAGCAGCTAAACAAAGAACGAGTTGGACTAGAAAAGAATATTCCAGATAAGAAGTATAAGCTGCTTGAGCTACCCAGCCTAGAGTCTATACTAGAGTCCGAACGCCGGATCAGTGAATTAAGTTTGAGGTGTAAAGAGCTTAATCCTTTGATAAAGCAGTTGAAGGATAAGATTGCTAAGGCATCTGATTCTATCAAACTAGGCGTCTACGAAGAAAATAAGGAATGTCCTGTTTGCAAAGGGTCTTACCTTAAGTGCCAAACTCACCAAGATGTAGAAAAGCTGTCTGAGGACAAATCCGCCGCCGAGGAGGAACTTAAGTCTTTGGTGAAGGAGTTGGCCGATAAGACGGCTGAGATAGAGACTTTAAAGCCCTCTTATACGTCTCAGGAGTGGGCTAGATACAACGAAAAGAACAAGCTCATCTTGGAGCAGCAGAAGCATATCGACAAGCTGGATTCAGTCCTAGCCCAGATAAAGGAGCATGAGGTTAAAGTCCGAGATATCGGCCAGAAGCTAGAAGTTATGAAGTTCTGGGAAATGGCATTCTCGGAAAAGGGTATCGTCAAGTATATTATTAGGAATATACTAGAATACTTTAACTTAAGATCTAACGAGTATGTGTCTATCCTGACAAATAATCAGTTTAGCCTACAATTTAACGATGAGCTATCTGAGACAATTAAAAATAACGGGATGGAGACGAAGTATATTTCCTTATCTGGAGGCGAGAAAAGGAAGGTCAACTTGGCTATAATGCTGGCCCTTCAGGATTTGAGTTCAAAAATCTCAAAAACTAATTGCAACTTAATCTTTTTTGACGAAGTTTGCGATAATATTGACGATTTAGGAATTCAAGCTATAAATAATTTGCTGAATACATTGAGAAATCAGTATTCAGATAAGGTTATATTTTTAATAACTCACAATAATCTTTTAAATTCGCTATTTAGCGAGTCTCAAGAGATTGTAGTGAATAAATTCAAAGGAATTAGTAAGATTACATATGCAAAAGAAGTTGAATGAGTTGGGTCAGAAGATTTTCGAGCAGCGGTACTCCTACCCAGGTGAAAAGGATTACGCTGACCGATGCTACGCTATTGCCAAGCACGTTGCCTCTGCCGAACGAGAAGATGATCGTCAGAAGTACTTTGAACGATTCTATGACGTTCTAAACACCGGAGACTTTGTTCCCGGTGGTAGAATCATATATGGATCGGGCAGAAACAAGCAGAATCTTCTAAACTGCTACGCTATCGAGCCAGAGGACTCAGTAGAGTCTATTGGTAAGGTCCTACAGGATATGTACCGTATTTCCTGTGGCGGCGGCGGAATCGGATTCAACTTCAGCAAGATTCGTCCAAAGGGTGATGATATCGGCAACGTCCGTAATTCAGCCCCTGGATCAGTCTCAGTCATGAAGATGATCAACGAGGTCGGCAATCACGTTAAGGCTGGTAAGAACCGTAGAACGGCTCTAATGGCCGAGCTAAACGTAGAACACCCAGATCTTCTAGAGTTCCTCCATGTAAAGCTAGACCTACAGGCTCTAACGAACTTCAACATCTCAGTAGCTATTACTGACGAGTTCATCAAGGCTTGTGAGGATAATGGTGAGTGGAACTTCCGTTTCGGTAACAAGGATTACTTTGTTTATTCAACGGAGAGAGTTTCACCTGACGGAAAGAAGGAGCTAATCAACATCGTCGCTCTATCAGAGGAGGATGCCGTAAATAGAGGCAAGAACCACCACCTCTGGCACCCAGACGATCAGTTCACGAATGTACAGAAGGTTCCACTCAAGGCTATGGAACTCTGGACTAGACTATGGGATAACGCTGTTGAGTCAGGTGATCCAGGCATCTTCAACCTGTCACTTACCAACAGACACACCAATATGTCGTACTTCCTCAAGATGAATCAGACTAACCCTTGTGGTGAGATTCCTCTTGAAAGCTACGCTAACTGCTGTCTAGGTCACATCAATCTGGCTAATATGCTTACGCCAGATAATAAGGATGTCGATTGGAAGAGACTTGCTAAGACCGTCAGAGCAGGAATCAGATTCCTCGATGACGTTCTTACTGTCAACCACTATCCAATCCCAGAGTGCAAGACTGCGGGTGAGAGATCAAGAAGAATCGGTCTGGGTACTCTAGGTCTACACCATATGCTAATCAAGCTTGGCATCAAGTATGGTTCAGACAAGTGCCTAGAGTTCCTTGATAGACTTTATGGTACGATCAGAGACGAAGCTTATCTTACGTCAATGTACACGGCTAAGGAGAAGGGTTCATTCCCTGAGTTCGATGCTAAGAAGTATCTATCAGAAGAGTTCGCTAGATCACTCCCTGCTAGAATCAGAATGCTTATCAAGCAGAATGGCATCAGAAATGCCGTAATGCTTACTGCGGCTCCAACGGGCACCATTTCGATGGTTCACGGTACGAGCACGGGTATCGAGCCAATCTTCGCTCCAATGTACAAGCGTCGCTACCGTGAGGGTAACACTTGGAGAGAGACTGTTGTTCTTGATCCACTATTCAAGGAAGCCCTTGAGCGTGATCAGGATGCCTCACACATTGTAGGTGCCTATGATATTACTCCTGAGCAGCACATGGCTGTACAGGCTGTATGCCAGAGATACATCGACAATGCTGTATCAAAGACCATCAATCTTCCAAACAAGTCTGACAGCAAAGAGATTGCTAAGATGGCTCTCAACTTCGCTCCATATCTAAAGGGCCTAACGGTCTACCGTGCTGGCTCCAAGGGAATGGAACCTCTAGAAGCGATCCCACTAACCCCAGAAAACATACAAATGGCTAAGGATCTAATCAGCAAGGAGAAGGCTGAATCAGAAATGGCTGTCGAGATGTGCAAGGTTGGCGGGGAGTGCGGAGCCTGATATGTCCTACCACCAATATTACTGTGGGGAGTGCGAACAACAGTTTGAACTCAACATAGGATTGGTGGAGGGCAAGTATATCCTCTTCCTACCTTTCACCAAGGAGGAAGAGGAAAAACTGTGGGCAGAAGGTAAAGACCCTAGATTTCTTGAGAAGGAAGTAAGACTCAAGGATCTGCCCATGTCACCTCCATGCAGTCATTGTGGCTCAGACGAAACTTCTAAGATTATTCCTGAGTTTGACGCTTGGGTTAAAGGAAATTGTTTTGTTAATAGAGAACGTGAGAGAAAGTTCCATTTGAATGGTATGAATAAGAAGCAGGCTGAGAACTTCTACAAAGAGTCTATGCAAGCTTCTAAAGAAAGAATGGCAGACATGGGACAAGTCTATAAGAAAGTTGTACCAGACATGAACTATATGAGAAATACAGGAAAGGTAAAAAAGCTTAACGACAAGGATAGAGCAGCTAAGAAGGAAAGATTAGAGAAGATTAATGTTGAACTAGCTAAACGAGTACCAAATAAAACTAAGCCCTGAGTCTGAAATCGCTATAATATACCCCCATGACGTACCAACTCTCGGATAATGTTCAAAAAGGTTGCCTATACCTTCTCAAGCACGATCTTGAGTTCTTCTCGCAAATCATTACTCTGGTAAAGCCAGATTACTTTGATTTCCCATCTTATCAGCGGATCTACAAGGGCATCCGTGATTACTACGATAAGTACAACAACCTACCATCTGATGCTGCCCTGGTAGACTTCATCAGGTTTACAAATCCTGATAACACCAAGGATGACAACGATTATGAGGAGGATCTCATGTCGATCAATCAGATCGACCAAGATATCTTCAATCATAAGGAGTTCATCATGGATATTGTCGAGGACTTCGCCAAGAAAGGTGCGATGACCGAGGCAATCAAGAAGTCTGTAAGCCTTCTCAAGGAAGAGAAGTTTGGTGAGATTGAACAACTCATCAAGGACGCTCTTCTAGTCACCAGAGATGTGGAGGTGGGCCAGGATTACTTTGAGGATGTAAAGGATCGTGTACACAGAATGTTCCAGCAGAAGTCTGAGAACAAGCTGCGTACTGTATTCCCAACATTCGACCGCAATCTTGAAGGCGGGCTATCACCTAAGGAACTGGCTATTGTCGTAGCTCCTCCTGGCGTAGGAAAGTCTTTGTACCTTGTAAACCAGGGTGCTAAGTCTCTCCTAGAGGGTAGAAATGTCCTCTATATCTCATTAGAAATGAGTGAGGACAAGATCGGAAACAGATTCGATAGCGTTCTCACCCTCCTAAAGAATTCCAAGCTAAAGGAGCCTGGAACACAGCTAAAGCTGCACGAACGTCTAGGAATCATCAAGGAAAAGACTCCTGGCCGACTGATAATCAAGGAGTTCCCGACTGGTGCTGCGAACGTAAACAATGTTCGTGCGCTACTGATAAAGCTCCGTCTGCACAAGAATTTTATTCCTGACCTGATTATCGTGGATTATCTTGAACTCCTGCGCCCGAACCGTATAATCGACTCCGAATACATGGCCCAGCAAAGAATCGCAGAAGAGCTTAGAGGGCTAGCTTCTGAGCATAAGTGTCTGGTCTGGACCGCCAGCCAGACCAATCGTCAGGCTAGAAAGGTAAGCATCATCACCGATGCAGAGCTAGGCGACTCCTACGGTAAGATTCGTCCTGCTGACTGGGTGATCTCTCTGAATCAATCGCAAGAGGAATACGACAAGGGGCAGGTGCGTGTCTATGTCCTCAAGGCCAGAGATTCAAAGCAGCACTATCTAGTCCCATGCTCAGTAGACTACACGACCCTAAAGATGGAGGAGCCAAGTGAAGTTGCCACAGAACCCGGAAAGTGAGTTCCCATTCGTTAAGAATAAGAATCACATATACAATCAGCTTGTAGAGCACAATTATCATTACGTTGATTTTGGGTGGGCTAAGTTTGAGTTTGAGCTTCACTCAGGTCTGAAGGATGGGGACCGTTATGTTGATGGTCTAACCGAGTTCGCTTCTTGCAAGATTAAGCTGGATATGAATCTTGATGATGAGGAAGCTCGGGAAACTCTGTTTCATGAGATAGTTCATTGTGCGCTAGAGACGGCAGGACTGGATGAGCGTAACTTTGATGGGTCACATATCAGCGTAACTAATGAGTTCCTTACCTGTTCGCTCTCAAAGCAGATGCGCGTAGTAAATAACCTCAACCCAGGTTTATTAAGTTATATCTTCGGGTAGAAGGCTATAATAGCACCATGTTCAACCCAAAGATCAAAGCTACAAACTTAGAGTCCCTAACTTTAGAGCAATACCACGATGTCGTGGCTGAACTGGCTGCTATCGACCGTAATCGTATCGAAGACGAGCTAGAGCACTTCCCTGCATACTTTAGCTATTATTATGGTCTGATGGTTCGCTCGAAAAAGAACGTCGATCAGGCTATAATCGCCCTAGAGTCGTACCGCTCTACCTTCAAGAACGAGATTCGTAAGGCAGGGAAGAAGACGGTGGACGCCTTGAATGACGAGGTAAGCTCGCTCCAAGAAGTGCAGGAACTAAATAATATAGTTTCCAAGAACGAGGAAATCTATGGTCTAATGAAGGGTATCTGCTCTACACTAGACCATAAGAAGGATATGCTTGTCCAACTCTCTGCCAACAAGAGACAGGAAATCAAGCTTCACATTTGATGTTGGCAAACCAAAAAAGACCGATAGAGGATAATATGGTAACACTACAAGAACTAAGAGAACGTCACAAGAAGCTGATCGAAGATCAGGATAAGGGTCCTAAGGCCGAGGGCGGATCAGATTTCGCCACTCTAGCTCAGGGTGATAATTGGGTACGCATTCTTCCTGGCAAGGAGGAGCCGCTAGACTTCTTCGCGGAGTCTGCCGTACACAAATATCAGGATGCAGAGGGTAAGTGGAAGAATTACCACTGCCGCAAGGTGCAGAATGAATCCTGCCCTCTCTGCGATCTATACTTCGATCTTTGGAAGCGTCACAAGGAGTTGAAGCTTCCAAAGGGTGAGAAGAGCAAGTTTGGCGACATGGCTACCAAGCTGAAGTCGAAGCCACGCTACTATGTTCGTGCGGTAATCCGTGCGCTACAGGAGAAGGGCGAAGACCCAGTAAAGTACATTGCCATGAGCGAGGAGCTATTCACAAAGGTTATGGCTGCGGTTTCAGACCCAGACATGGCTGATGAATCAGATCCAGACAACACGACCATGATCTCACTTGATCGTGGAAACGATTTCAATGTGAAGATCACCAAGAAGGGTGAGTACAACAGCTTCGGTGAATCATCTGCCAAGATCAAGAAGTCGAAGGCGGGTAATCCACAGGAGATGCTAGCTTGGATGGAGAGCAAGCTAGATCCCAAGTCATTGATCAAGATCGGTGACTACGAGGAAGGCAAGAAGCTCGTCATGATGCTTGATGCCAGCCTTAGTAATGTAAAGACTGAGAAGTCATCATCTCCAGACAATGACAACTCAGATAAGTTCAACAAGGAGATTAGAGCATGAGTAATATGAATAAGTTTTTCACTGTATTAGCTATGCTTACTGTGCTGGCTCTGCCAGCCTGTAAGGAGCTAGAGGGTCTTAGTGTAGCTACGAGTGATTGCCTAAAGGATCAAGCCAAGCTTGAAAGCGGCGAGGTCCTAGTCATTCCGAATGATCAGCTACCAAAGGAAATCGTTGAGAGCGAGAAGCTTCAGGGGAAGAAGGTGATTATTGCGCCAAAGGAACTTCTCAAGCCAGAATGCACCACGATGATCCCAGTTCCGCCAAAAGATGGGGATTGGATGGGATGGGCTTTGAGTGCTCTCGGGGCGGCTGCTGGGGTAGCTTCTATTTTTCTACCAAAGCTGGCCCTACTTGAGGGTTTCCTACTGGTACTCTCTAGGAGAAAGAGAGAGCACTATACTGCTGCGGCAAAGGCTGTCCTACCCTACGATGGTAGTGTCGATGTGAAGGGTGCTGTAATGAGCTTAGGAAAGGCTCTAGGTATCCTGCATACTAATGCTGGTACAACCACCACACAGACGCCGCCGCCAACTGCATGAAAAAATAGATCCCGCTGATTAGCGAGTGATCATTTCCCTCTGCAAAAGACGATTTTGCAGGGGGTTTTTTATTTGTATGCCTATAATAAGGCATGGAATTAAATAGAAAACTTAAAATCCTTGTAGTATTTGCAAATCATGGAGGTTGCAGTTACTATAGACAACTATCACCAATGAAAGTATTGGCTGAAGAGATGCCTGACAAAGTGGAGATCAGATTTACAGATAATCCACTTGAGGTGGATGCAAAAACGGGACAGGCACCTACACCGGATAAGCTGGTGGATATGAATTGGGCAGATATAGTTTTTGCTGCTAATATATTAAAGTATGGTGGCCCATATACTGCAAGAGTTTGTGGTGTAGCAAAACAACTAGGTAAATTTTATCATTTTGATACAGATGACCTTCTTACAGATCTCTATGAAGATCACAAACTTTATGGAGTCTATAAGGATCAAAAGCTTGATGAGATAACTAAGTTTTGCTATTACAATGCTGATTTAGTTACAGTAACTCAAGTAAAGTTTGCTAGAAGAATACAGCCATTTATCGGCAATATATTAGCTGTTATTCCAAATACGATAGACTATAGCCTACCATGCTGGAATGAGCCTAAAAGGCCCTCTAAGGCAGCTAGAATTGGCTGGGCGGCAGGAATTCACCACATCCCAGATGTAAAGGTATTTGAATCTGTACCTCATTTAGTAAATCAAAAATGTGGTAGAGAGAATGTGAAATGGCATTTCTTAGGTCATCCACCTCCCGATCAAGAAAAGAAAGGCGGCTGGGAAGATCAAGTTTGGCCTGAGTATAGATCAAGATTATTAAAGGCTTTTAAAGGCCAGCCAAACTATCAAATGTTTTACGCATTACCACCCGATAGTTATGGAGTTTATTATTCTGATATGGATATCTCCATAGCCCCACTCCAAAGAAATAACTTCAATGACTCAAAGTCTGATATTAAAGTGGCAGAAGCAGGGAGATACAAAGTCCCATTAGTTGCTTCAAACGTAGGTTGCTATGACCAAACGATTGAGAATGGCAAGACTGGATATTTAATTGATCCAGATGCTCCAAAGACAGAATGGGTGAGGATACTCAGCAAACTAGTTAAAGATAAAAATCATAGAATTGAACTTGGCGAAAACTTACACGCTGTAACTGAAAAGTTATTTAATTGTAGAGATAAAGCCAAAGAGAGATACGCATTGTATCTTAGAGCCATGCAAGATTTAGGATATAAACTACAATGAGATTTAGTATAATAGTTCCACATTACGATGCATCAATAAAAGATGATATATTTCGTAGAGGAATTAAATCTTTATTGGATCAAACTAATCAAGATTTTGAAGTATTGATATATCACGATGGTCCTTTAAATAATCCCCCGATGCCAGATATATGGAAAGAATTTGGTAATAGATGTAAGTTAGAGATTACTAGTAAAAGAAAAAATGATTGGGGACACTCAAATAGAGATAAAGGTATAAGAGAGGCTAAAGGGGAATATATAGTACATTTCAATCCAGATAATGTTCTATATTCATTTGCGTTAGAGGAGATAGAGAAGGAAATTAATAAAGAATATAATAAAATTTATACAAAAAATGATATAATCATATTTCCTGTTTTGATGATGGGTATGCAGTCAAACGGTAAATTTATCTGGAGAGACGTTGAAAATGCTGATAAAAATTATATGATTATGACTGGGCATCCTCCAATTAAATATAATATTGATGCTATGCAACTAGTAATGAAAAAAGAATTGTGGTTTAAGTATGGAGGATGGTATGATAAGTCTAAAGAATCAGATGGCAATATGTACACTAAATTTTGTTTTGAAAATGATGTGAGATATTGCTCAAAAATATTAGGAGAACATTGGTGAAATTATGAGTAAAAATTGTATTGTTATTTCTTTGTTTAATAGAGTTGATTTAACCAGAAGAACACTAGAGCACATATTTGATTATTCTGGTGAAAAATTTGAATTATTCTTATATAATGATGGATCAACTGATGATACTGATAAGTATATAAGAAGTTTGCAACCAAAAAATTTCTGTACAAAAATTCATTATTTTTCATACGACAATTCTGTAGGAAAAGCAAAAAGATTAAATGAATTTTTAAGAAAAGAAGAATATGATTTTTGTTCGTTAATTGACAATGATGTAATATTGCCTATAGATTGGTTAAATAAAAGTATAAAAATACTTAAAATGTATAATGAAGTTGGCATTGTAGCCGTCAATGTAGAAGGGTTTTCTGGAAATGTTATTTTTCATGCTATAAATGAAAAATTAGACTTTTTCAATACATCATGTATAGGTGGTGCTTGTTTGACATTTAATAAGTTCTTTAAGGAAAAAATTAAAATTTTATGCGAGGACTACGGTAGATATGGACATGAGGATGCCCATGTAACTCATCAAATGAGAAAATTAAATAAACTAGTTGTTTGCTTGAGAGATTTTGGGATACATTTAGGAGATACTAATATGCAAATAAAACTAGACAAAAGTAATGAAGATTATATAAATTGGAAAGTAAATGAGTCCAACGCTAGTAAACAAAAATTACTTGAAAATATGTCAAAAATGTAATAATTTCATTATTTAACTATAAAATAAAGATATGTATTCTGTAATAATTCCTACTATGTGGATATATCAGATTTAAAAAATAAAATTACGAATATTATTATTATTTGTCTAATTCTTCCAACTCTTCAAGTTATAAAAATTTTATAAATTTTAAAAATTAAATTTATTATTAATATGATAATACAAAAAATAAAAAATTTTTTTAAAGATAGA